CTGCTAAATTTGGTTATGTAATTACAAATCCAAGTTTAGTTGCACAACGTCCAATTGATATGCCTAACAAAGGGTTTTTACCTACAAATAAAAAAGAGAATTAATGGCAGAAGCACTTTTAGTAACAAGACAAGATTTAGTTAAATTTACATCTTTGAATGGTTCAGTAGATACCGACAATTTTATACAATACATCAAGATTGCACAAGATACAGACTTGCAAAATTTCACAGGAACAAAGCTTTTAGACAAGATAAAAGCGGACATAATAGCAAATACTTTAACAGGTAATTATTTAACGCTTACAACGACTTATTTAAAGCCAATGCTTATTCATTTAGCGATGAAGTATTATTTGCCGTTCGCAGCTTACACGATTTCAAACAAAGGAGTTTACAAACACAATTCCGAAAATAGCACAAGCGTAGAAAAAAGCGAAATAGACTTTTTAATTGAAAAGGAAACACAAATAGCACAACACTACACACAACGTTTTATTGACTACATAAGCAACAACACAAATTTGTTTCCTGAATACAACACAAATTCAACAAGTGATATGTTTCCGGACACAAACAACAATTACACCGGATGGTACATTTAAGAACATACAAACCAAAGGAAGTCAATATCGTAAAGTTAAAGACTTATTTAAACACTATAAAAAATGGGAAGTAGTTGGGGTTCTTTACCTTCGAGAACAAGTCCAAAAGGCGGTCAACGTGGTTGCCTATGTAAAGACGGAAAAAGCTATTCAATAAAGTGTTGTAACGGAAGTTTAAGCGCACAAGGAATAGGTAATATAACAGGAACTACTGCGCCAATAATTATACCAAGTGCATACAGAGTAACAGAAATAAGCGACCAAAGAATAACAGAAAATAACGACAAAAGAGTAACACAATAAAAAACATAAAATGGCAGATTTAAAAATTAGTCAATTAACCCCAAAAGGTTCAGCAATAGCAAATACTGATTTATTAGAAATTAGTGAAAGCGATGGAGCAGGTGGCTATGTAACAAAGTCGGTTACAGGTGCAAATATTTTGTCTTCAAAGCAAGACACTTTAATAAGTGGTACTAACATAAAAACCATTAATTCCACTACAATATTAGGAAGTGGAAATTTGGTAATAGGTGGCGTAACTTCAGTTTCTGCAACAACACCTGTAGTCGCAACAGGAACTACAACACCTGTTATTAGTTTAGCTTCAAATTATGGAGACACTCTAAATCCGTATGCGTCAAAAACTGCAAATAATATTTTAGCAGCACCAAACGGAAGTTCAGGAGTACCGACATTTAGAGCTATTGTAAGCGCAGATATTCCTACACTTAACCAAAACACTACAGGAACAGCAGCCAATGTTACAGGAATTGTAGCAGTTGCTAATGGTGGTACAGGCACAGCTACTCCAAGTTTGGTAGCAGGAACTAATGTAACTATTACAGGAACTTTCCCTAATCAGACTATTGCTGCTTCAGGTGGCGGTGGCGGTGGTGGTACAGAGATAGGAGCGCAAATTGGTGGGGGAATAGTTGTTGCAGTATTTAATGATGCTGGAGTTAATAAAGCTCTTGTTGCAAGTTTAACTAATTTAGGTATAGGTTTACCTTGGACAATACCTGCATTTCAAACTACTGCAGTAGGTGCTACAGGTCAAAGTTTATTTGATGGTCTTACAAATACTAATGCAATTATAGCACAAACAGGTCTTCCTGCAACTACAGCTTATGCAGCAGGAATAGCAAGACTTTTTGCAGGTGGTGGTTTTTCAGATTGGTATCTACCTTCACTTTGGGAGTTAAATATGTGTTATAATTCAGCGGCTGTTGTAAATAAAGTTTTAGGTTCAACAAATGGTTTTAGTAGTATGTTTAATCAATATTGGACTTCTACGGAGTTTAATGCAAGTAATGGGTACGCAATTACTTTCCTTAATGGTGGTCAAAACGGTATAGCTAAAAACGGCGGTGGTATGAATGTCCGAGCAGTAAGAATACATACAATTTAAATAAATAAAAATGAAAGTACAAATAGGATATTATAACGAACAAGGAACTTATATAGAAGAGCTTGTAGATGTTATTGAAAGAACAAACGAAGAATTAATACAAGAGAAAGAAGCACAGCTTTTGGCTATGTACGAAGAGTTGAAAGCACTTAAAGGAGAATAGATGAAAAGTAACTATTTAGCAAGTCTTTATTTTATTGCGGGTTTTTTAACTTCGTTTTCTTTGATTTGTCAAGGCACAGAACCCTACATTAATTTGGCTGGAGTTACTTTATTTTTTTATTTAACTTTTAGTTTAACGGAAGCACTTGAAGACTTATGAAACTACAATTATATTTATTACTTTACACAATTAAAAATTCAGCATTGAAACTTATAACTATTATTTTTTCGTTTTTTTTACCAATAGCTGGAATACTTGGACTTTTATTTACTTTGATTTTAGCAGACACAGCTACAGGAATATGGAAAGCTAAACACCTAAAACAAGAAATAACATCGCGCAAACTTTCGGCAATAATTTCTAAAATTTTGCTTTATGAGTTGTGTGTTATTTTATTTTTTTTAATAGACTATTTTATTTTAAACGATATAGTTTTAACCGTGTTTTCCGTGCCCTTAATGTTAACTAAAGTTTTAGCGCTAATTTTATCAAGTATCGAAATACAGTCCATTTCGGAAAATTGGCGCATAGTAAAAGGAGTAAATTTATGGCAGTCGGCTAAACTTCTTTTTACACGTGCTATTGATATTAAAAACGACATAAATAAATTAAAATGAATTTAAGCGCACACGTTACACTTGCAGAGTTTGAAAATTCACCTACTGCAACAACACACGGAATAAACAACAAAATGAACGAGTCGCAAATTGCGTCCGCAAAACTTTTGTGTGAAAACGTGTTTGAACCTTTAAGAATTCACTTAAACGTACCGATAGAAATTAGTTCAGGTTTTCGCAGTCTACAAGTTAATAAAATGATAGGTGGTTCGAAGACTTCACAACATACTAAAGGCGAAGCAATGGACTTACAAATCGGTTCTAAAGGTTTTAATTTTATAAAAGACAAATTAGAGTTTGACCAATTAATTTGGGAGTTTGGAAACGATGAGAATCCGTCTTGGGTTCACGTTAGTTATAGTTCTAAAAATCGTAAACAAGTATTAAAAGCAACCAAAAAAAATGGGAAAACTATTTATTCTAATTATTAGTGTTTTACTTTATTCGTGTTCGGCTCAATACCATTTGAACAAAGCAATTAAGAAGGGTTTTAAATGCGATGAAACAAGCGACACAATCCGAATAACAACTTTGGATAGTATTCCTGTAATTGTAAACGACACAATTGTTTGGGAAAAAATTTTAAATACAAAAGACACAGTTATAAAATACAAAACTGTTTACGTTCCAAAAACACGATTAGATAAAAAAATTGAATATAGAATTAAAGTAAAGACTATATACAAAGAACGAATAGTTGAAAAAGCACAGGCACGAGCTGAAGGTAAAAAGGCAAAAATGCAAGTAAAATTAAACCGACCTAAAGGAAATTTAAATCTTTTATTCGTTGGTGTTGGAATAGGTTTACTACTTTCGTTCCTATGGAAGTATGCAAAACAATCATTAATCTAAATATTTATGGCAAATAGCAGCGCAAGGTTTCGACTTAAACAAGACGAAATCGAAATACTTATGCAGTATCGTGGAATAAAAAACGCAACCGATGAAGCTGGAGTTGATGACAAAGACGTTAAACACGGATGGTTAAAAACTAAACAAGCAAGTTTATTCTTTAAGAACCCAAACTTTAAAGCTGAAGAACTAAACGCAATCCAACAAATAAAAGACGAATGTATAAAAGAAGTAAAAAAATACGCTCCGAAATATAATGATGCAGTAATAAAATACGACATTGACACAGACGGACATTTACTTGTAATTGATATTGCCGACTTACATATTGGAAAACTTGCAACAGCATTTGAAACAGGCGAAGATTATAATTCACAGATAGCCGTTAAACGTGCAAAAGACGGATTACAAGGCATTTTAAACAAAGCAAAAGGGTTTTATATTGATAAGGTATTATTTGTTGCAGGAAACGACATATTACACACCGACAACACAAGAAGAACAACAACAGCAGGAACACCACAAGACACGGATGGAATGTGGTACGACAATTTTATAATGGCGAAAAACCTGTACATTGATTTGTTAGAAAAGTTAATAAGTT